GAGTAATAATACACAGTTAGCAAAAAATAAAGCCGGGGCAGATATGTATCTGCCCTCCAATAAAGGAGAAGCCTTTAAACTTGCAGAAAGCTTCTCAAAATCATCCTTCTGTCCTGCAGCCTATCGGAATAAACCCGCAGATGTGTATCTGGCGATGGCCTACGGCTCCCAGATAGGGCTGAACCCCTTACTTGCGGTACAAAACATCGCGGTAGTAAATGGCAAACCTTCAGTATATGGAGATGCGCTTACAGCGATCGCCCAAGGACATCATGAAACCGAAAGCTATGAGGATGGATATCGGGAAGATGGTACGGCATTTTGCAAAGTAACCAGAAAGGGAAGAACAATCTGCAGAGAGTTTTCAGTCGATATGGCAAAACGTGCCGGACTCTGGGGAAAGAATACCTGGGCGCAATATCCCGAACGGATGCTTCTCTGGCGGGCACGTGGCTGGGCAATACGCGATTCATTTGCTGATGTGTTAATGGGGCTCTGGAGTGTGGAAGAGGCAGCTGAAGTACCGGAGACCCGGCAGGATAGAGATGTTACCCCTGAGAAGCCAACCATGGAGCCTGCAGCAAACAAAGCAGATCGGTTGAAACAGAGGCTCAAAGAAACCGAAACAATCGAAAAGCCAGAGGTTGAAAGTCTGGAAGCGCAATTTTCACGTGAAGAAGCTCCTGCTGGAGATGCAGAGGATAGTTTCCCCACCAGCGATGAGCCCTTGGATTTTGATCCGAATACAGGAGAATTATTTTAAACCATTATGAGCACACAACGTGATATCAATAATCTGGCAATGGTGGGAAGACTCACCCGGGATGTAGAGGTTCGTTACTTCTCAACCGGTGGATGTGTAGGAGAATTCTCCCTTGCCGTAAATAGTATCCGTAAACGTGGGGACCAGTGGGAAGAGGCAGTAAGCTTCTTCCCCGTCCTTCTCTACGGGAAACGGGCTGAGAGCTTACGCAATTATCTTCTCAAAGGTACCCAGATTGCAGTCAAGGGAGAACTCTTCCAGCAGCGATGGGAGTATGATGGCAAGAATCAGAGTAAGGTGGTTATTCAGGCCTCAGAAATACAACTGTTAGGCAAAACTCAACAGCAATCCAATCCGGGACGAGTAGTACCGCAACCTGTGGCACAAGTACCGTCACAACCGGTTGTCACCCAGGAAGCAGATCGGAGAGGACCTGAGTTCTTTGCTGATGACATACCATTTTAACTAATAAAAATAACACAGGAGACACACACTATGGATAGCAAACCCATAATAAAATCCCTTACCTATGATCTGTTAGATACCTATAAAGACGGAGAAGAATTCTTCGGAGCACATATTGCGAGCCTGGTACGAGAAAAGGCTGAAACCTTTGAGAAATGTCCGATGGATGGCACGGTTACCCGGTATATTCGTCATTATTCCAAGACTCGACGTCCGATCAGCAGGATTGGTGCGAAAGAATTATCTAAATATCGGGTGGGGGCATAACGATGAAAGCTCTGCTTGATGATAGAGGATTTTTGAAGATAGCTCGGAATAATGGGGAGTTCACCGATCAATTTTGTCCAACCCGGGAAGTCGTATTCTGCGGGACCTGGTGTCCGCTATTCGGTGAGATAGAAGAAATCAGTGGTTCCCAGGTACGAATACCTATTTGTCAGGGACGACTGCTTAGGTTTACCGAGGTACAGCAAGAGGGGGCAGATACTAATGAGACTAATGATACCAGTGAATTACCTTCCTTAAAAGAGTTGAGAGAGTCTCAGGGATTATCCCTTCGGGAAATGTCAAAACAGTGCGGAGTCGATAAAGCGACACTTTCAAGGCTTGAGCACGGTTTAATCAATAACCTGACTGAAAGAACGGAAAGAAAAATTGCAAGCGGATACCGGATTATAACCCGGGTGATCCGCCGTGACCTGTGTGAACTCTCATGTACGGGGATTGATATAAAAACCCTTAGAAGCGGGAAAATCAAGAAATGGTACGACGGTTCTGGAGAAAAGCCCGCAATTATCAAGATGTTCGAAACGATCGATATATGCCAGAGAGTAGAGGGAGCATAAGCTTGTCTGCTGACCGATTGTTACCTGACTAAGCTTTAAAGAAAAAGAGATTCACATGAAAAAAGATAACTACTATTTAAAACATGATATCGGAGCGTCGCGGGATGAGAATATCATCTACATGATGAGTGAATACGGTATAGAAGGATACGGACTCTACTGGCTGATAAATGAATACCTGAGAGAACAGACCGGGTGTCGTGGATCCCTCGAACGGATACCAGCTATCTCCTACATGCTCCGTATTGATGCACAGAAAGCTACTGATTTCATCACAGACTGTATCGAGAAATTTAGTCTCTATCAATCTGATGGGGAGTATTTCTGGTCAAACCGGATGGTAGACGACAAGCAACACTTTGACCAAGTTCGTGCAGCCTACCGGAAAAACGGCTCAAACGGAGGGAGACCGAGAAATACTCCTCCTTCTGATTCTGAGCCTGATTCTGAGCCTGATCCTGAGCCGGAACCAGAAGCCTATCCAGAAGATACTGAAATTGAAGAGACTACCGATGCAGCAGAAGAACAAACCGATGGCTTATCAGAAGAAAACCAAACAGAAACCCATGGGTTTTCAGAAAATAACCAAGCGGTTAACCAAACAGAAACCGGGGGGTTAGAAAATCATAACCAAACCAAAAGCAATATAAGTAAAGGTAAGGTAAGTAAAATTAATATAACCAAACCTAAGAAAACAAAAGGTAAACCCAAAACCCCTTTGCCGAAATCGGTCTTTGGAGAATTCTCAAACGTCCATCTCAGCGCTGAAGAGTACCAGAAGTGCCTGCACCAGCAGGGAGAAGTGATAACCAAACAGGCTCTAGAACGCCTTTCGGCCTTCAAAGCATCAAACGGGAAAAAATACAAATCCGACTATGCTGCTATGCAGAACTGGGTTTTTGGTGCGATAGCCAAGGGACAAAAAGCACCTGATGTGCATGTCGAGACCGGTACAGCACTGGAATTTGGGAGCCTGCTATGAGTGATCACACCTACTTCCTGGGGCAGTTGCTGACCGATAATTCCATTCTGTATGAAACGAAGATCAGAGAAGAAGATTTTGTGTGCGAATTTGATCTGCGGGTATTTAGTGCCATCAAGGCAGTGTTTAAACAAGGTGATGGTGCTGATATTGCCACAGTCGCCGCGTTTGACCGAAATATTGATGTGTACCGCCTTGCAAATCTTACCAGCAATGTGCTGATGGTGAACTGGAAACAGGTAGAACGGAGAATTTTAGCGCAAACTGATCGAACCCGGTTACTGGGCATAATTGATATCATCAAAGGGGAGCCGGATAACGATGTGGCAATTCATGCTATCCACCGGGAATTGGAGAAATTTGGTGAGCGTAGTGAGTTTGAGATAACCCAAGCCCGTGATGTGGTCAAAGAATCGATTGACTTAATAGAAAAGCGGTATTTGATGAAAGGAGAACTTCCCGGCATTAAATCTGGTATCACTGAACTCGATAATCTTACCTTAGGTTTTGAGAAACGCAAACTGTATGTCATTGGTGCTCGCCCCAGTCAGGGGAAAACCGCAATACTGCTTAATTTCTTAAATAACAGTAAGTGCAAAGCAGGTTTTATCTCAGCTGAATCCAGCCGGTATGAACTAATGACCAGGCTCTATGCGATTAACGGGAGAATCAGATCAAAAAGAATTGTATCAGGACTGCTGCAGCAAACAGATTTCGTCAAATTGACCGATGTGGCTTCAGAGTACTCTAAGAGAGATATCTACCTCTATGATGAGCCGAATATGAGTTATGATACCGCACTCATGAAAGCCCGGGAAATGAAACGTCGCTATAACATAGAGATTCTGTTTATTGATTATCTGCAGTGCTTATCAGGGGACCCGAAATTAAAACGGCATGAACAAGTGGCAGAAATATCCCGATCACTCAAAGGTCTTGCCAGACGACTGGATATCCCGGTGATCGTCTCCGCACAACTCAGGAGGGATGCTGAAGGCAAACGTCCACAGCTCTCCGATTTTTCTGACTCCACGCAGATAGAACGCGATGCAGATACGGCAGTAATGATCTATAACCGAACTGATGATGGCCAACAGAGAACCTTTTTATTAGTAGAGAAAAACCGAGATGGTGAATGTAAAGATATTGAGGTGAGATTCAACCGGGATTTTATGGCATTTGAGAATATAAGCCGGGAGTACGCATGAGTTATCCCCTCTTTTTTCATTGTATAAAACAAACAACCGGTTACACCCCCAAAGAAGAATACCGTTTCCATCCGAAACGACGTTGGCGGTTTGATATGGCTATTCTGGAGCATAAAATTGCCATTGAGATTGAAGGTGGCAGCTGACTCAAGGTCGGCATACCCGAGCTAAAGGATATCAAAGGGATATGGAGAAGTATAACCAGGCTCAATTGCTAGGCTGGAAGGTATTCAGATATACACCTCAGCAACTTAATGAGTGTTTAGCAGACATGGAGCAGATAATCGGTGACCGACCAACAGGATAGCCAGGAACTCTTTGATGAGATAGCGGGAAAATTAGAATTTGATGCGGGATTCAGTCAGCAGCAGGCAGAGGCAACAGCCCAGGAGATAGTGAAAACACAGATGCAGGAAATTGGTGGGACTCGTGATTTTATGGTGTTTAGAGGATTTGATCTTGATGGGAGAAGTTATCCCTATCGGGGGTATTGGTTATCGATGCGGCCTTGTCCAAAGTGTGGGAAGAAAATGCTGACTAATGGGAGGGAGTTTGTGTGCTTGGGTTGTGGGAAGTAAATAAGCGCTAATTCAATAAATTGTAACAAGCTATTAAATAATGTTTTTTCTCTTGTATTACAAAAGTAATATAAATAATAACATTTATATTGACAACGTAATACATATGTATTATTATATATTTAATACAAAGGAGGAGCCTATGGCAGACCATACGTTAAATGTCCGAATAGCTAAGGAATTAAATTCAGAGTTAGTAAAGATTGCAAAGAGACAAAACACAACGGTTAGTACTTTAGTACGGGAACAGCTTGAAGATTTTGCAGATATCGAGAAAGGGGAGTTACTAAAAATAATTATTCCTCTAAATATAATCCCATTAACACTCAGTGATATAGACAATGTTCACCATCATATACAGTATGAGCTGAGTGAATCACAGAAAGGTCCTACGCCTTTATTTGAAATTTTTAAAAGCGGTGATTATCGAGGAGCCGCATATCTACTAACTAAAGTAGCCGTAGCATTGTTAGAGTATCAACTTCAAAATTCTTACGAAAGTGAAAAAGATTTATTAAGTAATAATGAGCAAATTGAAATCATGTTTCCTATTAACCCAAGAATTATTAATTGGTTGTCTTTTGAAACTGCATATCGAGCAATGCAAGAACTTAGTAGGTATGGTGTTAGTAGGTATATTGGTGGAGGTCCGAGTAATAAAGAAAGTAGTAAAGCATGTTCGTATATTCTAATAAAAATAGGTATGGCATTTTATGAAATATCCGCAAAATTAGAACCACAATAATAATCTACGAAGGAGTAATGAATTAATTAGGGAGAATCAGATGGAAATTAATTATCATAAACCTAGAAATAAAGTTATTCTCATTAAGAAAAATATTAATAAGGAACTATTAGTCAATTGTATCAAGAAAGCTCGTTTGAGTTACAATCCAAAAGCCGTTGAAGGAAATTTCTCTTTTTTATATGAGGAATGGCCAAAGATTTATTTTCCTGCACATAAAACCGAGCAATTTCTTTATTCTGACTATTCAATCGCATGTATCCATGCCAGAAAAGCTCTTGAAATATTGATAAGCGAGTTATCATTAATCAATCATACATTTGTATTTGTTGAAGATGAGTCATTGAAAAATAAAATTTTCTGCGTTTTCTCTAATTTACTTTATGGTAAAGCTACCTATATACGTGAGAAGGGAAACAAAGCACTGCATGAAACTTTACCGATAACGAAACAAGAGGCAGAACAATCAATTCATTATCTATTTGATATTTGCAATTGGTTTTATACAGAATATCATCAAAAATCTCTCAAAGAAGTCTGTAGGTGGTTTCAGAAAGAACATGTACCATCTTTAATTCCATTAAACATGAAATCTATGTCAATATTATACTCAATGCTAAATAATCAGAATATCCAAGCTTAATATTAGTAATGTCAAACCATGGTTGATTAGAAAATTGTCAAATACTAGGAGGCGGTATGTATTCACTAGTACAAGCAGAACTTAAACTTCTAATGCAGCATCATGATAGGTTAATTGAACTCGAAAAAGGGACAATTAAACCTCATTCAAAAGAAGAAAAACATTTTTTATTAGTAAGCAAAGGGAAAGACTCAGCAAAAAACCAAATTGAAAAGCTATATTTTAAGTTTAAGAGTAATTTGATAGAGCAGAGAAAGTATATCAAAAAAAATGAACCAAATGGTATTCCTGAAAACATCCCAGGACGACCAAAATCAAATTGGTATAATGATCCAGTTTGGAATGAAATGCATTCTGACGTGGAGAATTAGAAGAACCAGATTGGTGGAAAGGAACACACTATAAATTTAAAAAGATTTTCAAGATGTAAGTTTGGTCAAGGGTTAAGAGGGGTATCAGAACTTATGTGGTATATAATTATCGTAATAACAGTTCTAATCATAATTTCACTTATTCAAACTTCAAAAAGTGATTCTAGTAATAGTTTTGATAGCCAAGACTCAGATATTCCGAACTTATATGAAGAATTACAAGAAGAGTTATTTGATGATTTAGAGGATAAATGATTATATCCCCCATCTGTTATCCGAAGATTTTACTGATAAAGAGTCTCGTAGAATTTGATTAAATTTATTCTTTTTCCTTGTCAGTATTATTAGTGCTCGGATCCCCAGAATCCATTATTTTTGAAGTAATTTTTGAGGACAATTTGATTGCAAAAATATAAGAAAGAATCTTCAATGGGAATAAAAATAAATCTACCACAAATGATAGTTCTTTATCTAGATTTTGTTTTTTACTATTATATTTCATAATTTACCTCACATAATTATAACTTCCTATTTCCATAGAAGCAATATTTTGACAGAGCAAAAAAACATGCTATACTGAGTACTTGGTGTGTAGATGAATTTCAGCTATGGAGAAAATATGGTCCCAAAACTTTTATTGGATATTACAAATTGCAAATCATTTGAGCAGGATTCTGATGATACAAAGCCATGTTTTAAAATAGCTCACTACCAAATCAAATCAAAACTATCTAAAAAAGATTTCATGCTACCTGAGCCATGGGATGGGGATATTCTACAAGCCCCAATCTTAGTAATAAGCTCCAATCCGGCATTCACAGAAGAAGAACTTTTTCCTACGAGAAATTGGCCACAGGAAATGGTCGCAGATTATTTCACAAATCGCTTTAAAAATAGGGGATCAAAATATAGTTGGACTTATAATCATAAGATACTTCTGAAAGATGGCACCCGGGGGCACTCTGTTAGATATTGGAGTAGTATTAAAAAACGAGTAGAAGAAATACTTGGCAGAAGAGCTGTTCCAGGACAAGATTATTGCATGACTGAAATTGTGCATTGTAAAACAAATAAAGAATATGGAGTGAAAGAAGCGATCGGTTATTGTTCAAGAGAATTCTTATTTAAAAAGATTACCATTTCACAGGCTCATTTGATTATGGCAATTGGTGCTCATGTGAAATCCTTTTTTAAAGAAGTAAGTGAATTACAGTCAATTCCTATTATGTATTTACCACATCCAGCTGCTCATATTTCTAAAACTGTTAAAGCAATTTACACAGAAGAAGAAATTCAGATTTTTAGGGAAATATTGAATAGTCCTCAAAAGCATACTAAATACCGGCAACTTGCTAATATCGAATTGCCTAGTGATGATGGTGTGATTGAATTTATTCAGATGCAGATTGAGTACTATAAGAAAAAAAATGATATATAGGGATGATAGGTAACAAGAGATTTTATACTCGAAATTTCAAATTAAATAATTATTTGAAGGAAGTTTAATGAACCGATCACTTTATCATTTTACAAGTTATGAGAATTTTTATAAATATATTCTACCAAGCAAAGAATTGAAGTTAAATAAACTCATAAATTCAAATGATCCATATGAATATATGCATATGAAATATACTCAATTTGGATCTAAAATTGAAAAAGAATTTGCCATACAAAATATGAATAAATTATTAATTCAGATAAAGAGCTTTAAGGAAAATTCTCAAGTTTGTTGTTTTGTAACCCCAGAAATAAAAAAATCATTTGTTCGATTCGGCTATGATAGATTAAGGATGTGGGATCAATATGGTAAAAAACATACAGGAGTTTGTTTAGCTTTAAATAAAAAAAATTTAGAAGACAGTTTTAATAAATTACCATACAAAAGTTTGTATGCAAGAAAAACAATCTATAAGGATCTTACTGGTGGAAGTGTAGATTTTAAGGAAATGAGCAAGCCCTCTTTAAGAGAGAAACTCCAAAGAGCTGTTATAGATAAAATAGATGCAGATAAGTTTATAAAAAACAACATAAATAGGATTTTTTTTACAAAAGATATTGATTATAAATTTGAGAGAGAATTTCGGCTATTATTTCTTTGCAATGATAATATTGAAGACCAAAAAATCAACATTCAGAATTCTATAACAGATATTTTCTTTGGAGATAGAATAGATTCTATTTCGATTAATTTGTATTTACCATTAATTACTAAAGCCTTTACAAATCTAAGCCAAATATGTCAAGTTTCTTGGTCAAATGGGCAAATATATAAAAAAATTTATCACCAGTCACCATTAAAACCCTTTAATGATATTTAGCCTCTCTTCCCACTAACCCCCTACCGCCCATAGAATTAAACTATGGTCGAAGTTTTACTAAATAATCATGCAGCAACAGCTGAAATCCAGATCAAATGTCAGGGAGCAGACACCCTCCCCATTGATGCAATCATCGAGTTCCAGGGAAACCTGAAGAAACTCACAAAAGCCAGTCTCAAGAAACTAAAAACTCGGATTCTTCAGGAAGGGTTCATTGCTCCCATCTTCATTTGGGAACATGAGGGTGATAACTATATCCTCGATGGGCACCAACGTCTTCAGGCACTTCTATCTCTCCGAAAAGAAGGTTTCGATATCCCCCTTATCCCCGTCGATTACATCCAAGCCGAAGGGATAGACGATGCGAAAAGAAAACTCCTGAGTATCACTAGCCAGTACGGAGAGTTTGATCTGGATGAACTCCATTCCTGGCTGAGTAATCTCGATGAAGAAATCCGGGATACCTTCCGCTTTGTTGACGATGAGCTAAAAATTGCATTTGATGAAGAGCCGGATGAGACCGAAGCTGATGATGTAGTTGAACTCGATGTTGAACCGGTGAGCAAGTCCGGCGATATATGGCAACTGGGAGCGCACAGACTCATGTGTGGAGATTCTACTAAACGGGATGATGTCGCAGAACTCATGGAGGGAACTCTTGCTGACATGATCTTCACCGATCCACCCTATGGGGTAAGTTACAAAGGAACAAATAATCCGAACGGCAGAGAGTGGGAGATCATTGAAGGGGATCGACTTCGAGGAGATGGTCTCTACCAGCTATTATATGGCGCTTTTCAGCAGTTATATGCATTTTCCAAAGAGAATCCTGCAGTCTATGTCTGGCATGCATCCAGTACCCAGATGATCTTTGAAACTGCGTTAATCGATGCGGGATTTGAAGTAAAAGAGCAGATCATCTGGAACAAAGGGATGGTAATGGGACATTCAGACTACCACTGGTCACATGAACCCTGCTTTTATGTGAGAAAGCGGGGAAACAACAACACCTGGTTCGGAGATCGTAAACAGCGAACCATTCTCCGTCAAGAACAGATCGACTTTGAGAAATTCAAGAAATCAGAACTCGTGGATATCCTCATCACTCTCAAAGATGAATCTACGGTCTGGGAGATTAGAAAAGATAATCCTCAGACTTATGTGCATCCAACCCAGAAGCCGGTAGACCTGTGTATGCGAGCAATCAAAAATAATACCACTCCACAGCAGAACAAGGTCCTCGATCTCTTCTCTGGCTCAGCCTCAACGATCATCGCCTGTGAGAAAACTCATCGAATAGCTTTCGCAATGGAAATTGATCCGCATTATGTGGATGTAGGAGTCCAGCGGTACATCAAGTGGTGCAAAGAGAATGAGAAGGAAGCAGAAGTATTACTCAACGGTGAACCCTGGGAGGATGATAATGCCTGCAGGTAGACCACGGAAATATACCAAGAAACTCTTAAAAGAAATTAATGAGATGATAATAGCCTACACAGAAAATACACCCGTACCAATCCTCGCCGAATGTGCCTATGGACTAGGGATGCATCGGCAACAATTGTACGAATTCCCGGAATTGAATGACGCTATCAAACGATTAATCACCAAAAAAGAGTCAGTACTCGAAAAGGGAGCATTGTCAGGGAAGCTTAATACCAGTATGGCCATATTCTCCCTTAAACAAATAGGGTGGAGTGATAAACAAGATGTAAACCATTCAGGAACCATCGATGGAGGACCGGCAATAGAGATCTATCTACCAGATAATGGAAGGAATCCACATGCAACTAACAATTGATAACATCTCGGTTCGTGTGGAGCTTTCAGAAGAACTTGAAGACCTTGCCCGGATAATAGGAGATGATGAGAAAACTCTCCATATATTCCAGGAATTCCAAGGGATGAATCTCTATTTTTCTCAGAAAATCTTCCGGATTTTTGAACAGCAGAAACTCCAGGCTGAATACCAGGAACTGCAGAAGCTTCCCAATCTCAATCAATCGAGAATCTTGAGTATCCTTGCAAACCGCTATGGGAAATCAAAGCGCTGGATCAGAGAACTGGTCTTTAGAGGCTCGCTTTAGTGATCATAAAACCTCAACCGGGTCCTCAGGAAGCATTTCTCTCCACCTCAGCAGATATCTGTATATATGGCGGAGCTGCCGGAGGCGGGAAAAGCTACGCACTGATGATGGAACCACTACGCCATGTGAATAACCCTAAGTTTTCAGCAGTAATATTTCGTCGCTATGCTGATGAGATCACTATGGAAGGAGGACTCTGGGCAGTATCCCAGGAACTCTATCCAGCCTTTGGCGCTAAGGGAGTAGTCAGTCCTATCCATCAATACCGATTTTCTTCAGGTTCAGTAGTAAGTTTTAGAAACTTTGACCAGGAGAAAAAGAAACATAAGTTCCAGGGTTCCCAGATTCCCCTAATTGAATTTGATGAGCTGACACATTTTAGTGATTCAATGTTCTGGTACATGTTATCCCGGAACAGAACTACTTGCGGGGTTAGACCTTATATAAGGGCAACTACTAACCCGGATCCAGATAGCTGGATATTACCGTTTATCAGCTGGTGGATAGACATGGAAACCGGCTTTCCCCTTAAAGAACGCTCCGGGGTAATAAGATGGTTTATT